CCGTCATGCTCGGCAAGATGGAGAAGGATATCAAGGTGACGAAGAGAAGCGCGCCTGCGCCGGAAAGCCGCGTCCGCGGTGCCAGCGCCTCGATCGCGGTTGGCAGCGACAAGCAGCTTGAGCGCCTGGAAAAGGACGCCGAGCGCACCGGCGACCGGTCCAAGCTCATCGCCTACAAAGCCCAGAAGCGCGCAGCGTAAAGGAACCGAACCATGTCTTTCGACCGTGAACTTTCGCCCGCCGAAATCGTCCACGCCAAGATGGCCGGCATCCCCGCCGACCGTCCGGGCCTGCTCGGCGACTACCCCAAGATGCTCTACCGCAAGGGCAAGCCTGCCCTCGGCGAACACGCCCTCGCGTCCGATGCAAACGGCGGCTTGGCCTCTCTGCCGATCGCCGGGCATGATGGCGTGACCACCCTCACGGTCGCCTCCGCAGATGAGGAACTGGCGGCACTTGAGGATGGCTGGCACGTCACCATCGCCGCGGCCGTTGCGCCCGCCGCCAAGAAAGCGGCCTGACGCCATGACCACCAAGCGCCAACTCATTGAGCAGATGTTCCTTGAGTGCGGCATCAACGGTTGGGAATACGACATCCAACCGGAGGAGAAGGACAAGGCCTTGACGCGCCTCGATGCGCTGATGGCCGAGTTGAAGGGCCGGGGCATGGACCTCGGCTACAACTTCCCCGCCGACATCGGCGCTGGTGATCTCGACGACGATCTGGGCGTGGCCGACCAGGCTTTCTACGGACTGGCTGTGCTGGGTGCTGAGCGTCTCAGCCCGACGATGGGCAAGACGCAGAGCCCCGCCAGTCGCATGGCGCTCACCGCGGCTATGAAGGCTGTGCGCTCTGCCGCGCTGGTACTGGCGCCCACGGTTGAGGGACCGCGCATGGTCTACGGCTCTGGCAATCGCTGGCGGTTCGGCTTCTGACATGCGCATCCCGATCGTCTCAGGCGTCAAAGTCAGCGAGCATGGCGACTTCCTGACAAGCTATCCGGTCAACCGGGAGCCTGTGCTGAAGGACACGGGCATCTCGGACGGCTACCTCGCGTGCCCTCCTGGCATCAGGCAGGTGGCGACCGGTCTCGGCGCTGATCGCGGCGGCATCAACTGGGACGGGGTGTGTTACCGAGTTTCAGGATCGAAGTTGATCCGCGTGAATTCGGATTGGACGGTGGTGGTGCTCGGCGATGTCGGCACCGGCGGTGTCTGCACGTTCGACTACAGCTTCGACAACCTTATCATTCGCAGCGATTGGCGCCTGTACTATTGGAACGCCACGGCCGGCCTGCGCCAAGTCACCGATCCGGACCTCGGCGCAGTAATCGACGTTCAGTGGATCGACGGCTATACGATGACCACCGATGGTGAATTCGTGGTGGTCACCGATCTGAACAATCCCATGTCGGTGAACCCGCTGCGATATGGCTCCAGCGAGGAGAGCCCGGATCCGATTACCGGCTTGGGCCGGATGCATGGCGAATGCTACGTCTTCAACCGCTATACCATCCAAGTGATCCAGAACGTCGGCGGTAACGGCTTCCCGTTCCAGACCGTCAAGACCGCCACCATCCCGTATGGCTGCGTCGGCCCGCTGGCGAAGTGCAAGTTCCTCGGCACCTACGCCTTCGTCGGCGGCCAGGAGGGCGCAGCGCCAGGCGTGTACCTGATGGGTGCCGGCGATGCGAACAAGATCAGCTCGGGCGAAGTGGATCTAGCTCTGGCCGCGCTCGGTGAAGACGATCTGGCGGGCGTGTGGGTGGAATCGCGGTCGCATGAAGACGAGCAGCGCCTTCTGGTGCACCTGCCGACCTGCACGTGGGCCTTCTCGTCGCAGGTATCTCGCCGCTCCTCTGTCAAGACGTGGTGCCAGTACGTGTCCGGCAAGGATGACCGCAGAGCCTACCAAGGCCGCGGTGTGGTCTACTGCTACGGAGAGTGGATCGTAGGCTCGACAAGCGGGCAGATCGGCGTGCTGGATCCGTCCACCGCGCAGCACTTCGGACAGGATGTGATGTGGCGCTTTGACACGACGCTGCTTTACAACGAGGCGCGCGGCGCGCTGATCAACTCGCTGGAACTGGTGGGAACGCCCGGCCGCGGGGATTCCGATAGCCGGGTCTTCTTCAGCTACACCAAGGACGGTGAAACGTGGTCCGTCGAGCGCGCCACCTCATCCGGCAAGCTAGGCGAGCGCAGGAAGCGCGTTGCCTGGAGGCTCGGCATTCGCGGCGAGAACTACATGGGCATGCGCTTCCGAGGGGTAGACGGCTCGCTGATGGGGATCGCGCGGCTTGAGGCCGAGGTGGAGCCCTTGAACTGATGGACGACCTCAAGACCAAGCCGCTGCCGCGCTCGGATATCGGCGCCTTCATCGGATCGCCGCGCGGTGTGCGCGCGTTTGAGAACCTGCAAGGCGATGCGACCAACATCTACGACGCGGTATCCAACGCTCCGTTCCTCACGTTGTCCATGCAGGACAGCCTAGGGGCAGAGCGCACCTTCACGCCGTCTGCTGGCTTCACGGTGTCGGATGGCGGCGCCGGCGGCGAATATGCGATCGATCTCGCAGACACCGGCGTCGTTGCTGGCGGGTATGGCGCGGCGACAAAGACGATCAGCGTCACGGTCGATGGGAAAGGCCGGGTGTCCGCGGTCCAGGCTTACGACCTGAACACCGACAATGTGACCGAGGGCGTCACCAACCTCTTCTTCACGAACGCGCGCGCCAGAGAGGCGCTGAACGGCGGCGCTGGCATCGACTACGACGCCACGACCGGGGAGATCGCGCTGGACATTGACGACCCTCGCAACGTGGATCATTCGGCCGTGTCGATCACCGCCGGGGATGGCTTGACCGGCGGCGGCGACCTTACCGCCTCACGCGCGTTTGCTCTCGCGACGGTGGGAACGCCCGGCACCTATCCCAACCCGACATCGATCACCGTCGATCAATACGGGCGCATTACCGCCATCTCTTGACCGCCTGAAGGTATGATGATACCTGCCTAGATCACGGGCAGTTTAAGAGCGGCGCCGGCTCATCCTGAACGAAGGTTCGGACCCTGAGCGCGCTCCTGTCTCTCTCACGCGATACGTCGGCGATCAATGCGGTGGTCAACCACCCCGCAGTGCGCCCGTATGCCGGCCTGCCGGACGCAGGAGATTTGGACTTCGCACCCCTGCTTTCGTGCCCCGAGCATGTTGCCTTGCTGGGTGAGCATGGCGGCTTCCTGCTGATCTGGTCCGCTCCGGGCGTGCGCGAGCTGCACGTTTTCCTGCTGCCTGAGGGCCGCGGCAAGTGGGGCTTTGCCGCCCAAGCGGAAGTGATCGCCTACGCCCAGCGCCACGCGATCCGCACGCTGTGGGCGCGTATCTCGCCGCAGATGCGCCACCTCGCGCTGTTCGCTCGCCGCGGCGGCATGAAGCCCACCGGCGAGACCATCGAGGCGTTCGGCGTCCCTTATCAGATCTTTGCGATGGAGGTGCCTTCGTGCCGCCAGCAGTAGCCATTGCGGGCGTGACCGCCGCTGCATCAATCGGCGGCTCCGCGCTTGCCGCGTCGTCGCAGAAGAAGGCCGCGAACAAAGCCGCCGCTGTCCAGCAGGCGTCGGACGCCCAGGCCATCGCCGAGCAGCGCCGCCAGTACGACCAGACCCGCAACGACCTGTCTCCGTTCATGCAGGCCGGCGTCTCAGCGCTTGGGGGGCAGGGTGATCTGCTGGGCCTCAATGGGGCGGGGGCGCAAGGAACCGCGCTTGCCGGGCTGAAGGATTCCCCCCTGTACCAAAGCTTGTTCGGCAACGGCCAGGAAGCGCTTCTCGCGAATTCCGCGGCGACGGGCGGACTGCGGGGCGGCAACACGCAAGGTGCGCTGGCAAACTTCGGCCGCGACACGCTCGCCGGGGTGATCCAGAGCCAGTTGGCGAACCTCAGCGGCGTGTCGGCGCAAGGCCAGAACGCAGCCGCGCAGGTCGGCACGTTCGGGGCGAACGCCGCGGGCAACATCGCGGGGCTGATGCAGAACACGGGTCAGGCCCAGGCAGGTGCGGCCCTAGCTGGTGGCGCGGCAAATGCTGGGCTTATCACCAACGCCGCTTCGGCGCTCGGGTCGCTGGCGAACAACACCAATGTCCAAAGCTGGGCGGGGAAGCTGTTCTGATGGGACAGCCGTATGACTACTTCGGCGCAATGGGCGGCATGCCGAACATCTCGGCAAGCGTCCAGAACGCCGTGCTGGGCGAGCAGCAACGCCAGCAGAACGCGAACCTGCTTGAGCAGCAGGCGCTACAGATGGAGCAGGCCAAGCGCGCTGCCGAGGTCGAGCAGCAGCGCCGTCAAGCCATGCAGCAGGACTTCGGCACGCTCATGGCCAACCCGAACGGGCGCAGCGTCGGGCGCTTCATGATGATGTATCCGGAGGCGGCTGATGGCCTGAAGAAGGGCTGGGAAACCATGTCCGGAGCCCAGAAGGACGCGGGGATCAAGACAAGCGCCGACGTGCATGGCTACCTCAACGCAGGCGATCGGGAAGGCGCGATCAAGGTCTTGCAGTCGCATATGGATGCGGCCGGCCAGACGGGCGAGGACGTGTCAGCCTACCCCGGCTTGATCGAGATGATCCGGAACAACCCGCAAGGCGCGCAAGCCCTGGCGGCGATCAACTTGGCGACCGCGATGGGGCCCGAGAAGTTCGCGGAGAACTACGGCAAGATCGGCGACGAACGCCGCGCCGACGAGGTGCAGCCCTATAAGGTCCAGCAGGAGGCGGCAGAAGCTTCCATCAAGGGCACAGAGGCCGAATACAAGCCGTCCATGATCCAGAGCGATCTGGAGACGCAGGCCTCTAATCGTGAGCGGCAGGCCGCGCAGACCGCGAACGAGGTGGCAACGCTCGCCTTGAACCGCGACAAGCTGGAACTCGACCGGGACGCGCTCACGTCGAACATCCAGATCAAGCTGGAGGAACTGGACCGCTCCGGCACGCAATTGGATGCCGGCGGGCGCCAAGCGGTCAACACGGCGGTGGGCGAATCGGTGTCCGCGTCTGCGTTGGCCGATCGCATGAACGATCTGGCTGACCGTATCGCCGGAACCCAAATGTCCTCCGGTTGGGTGGCCAGCTTCCGAGAGAACGCGAAGGGCGCGTTCGGCAGTCAGGATCCGGTTACTGGGCTGCGCGGCGAGTACGCTACACTGGTGAACGCGCAGGCGGTCAAGAACCTGCCACCCGGCCCGGCTTCGGACAAGGACATCCAGCTCGCCAAGCAAGGCTTCCCGCCGGCTAACGCGAGCCCGCAGTATCTGCAATCCTTCCTGCGTGGCATGGCTAAGATGCAGCAGGCCGTAGCGACGGGCGCGGATCGCCGGGCAAACTGGCTCTCCGTCAACGGCAGTCTGGCGCCGGCGCGCCGGGATCTCAACGTCGGTGGCGTGATGGTGCCCGCAGGCACGACCTATGCCGAGTTCAACGGCAACGCGGTGAAGCGCAGCAAGCAGGGACAGATGCCATCCGGCTTGCAGGGCATCCTGAAGAAGTACGGCGGCTGATGTCGCTCGATCCCGCCATCGTCCGCTTCTTCGAGAAGAAGGGCTACACGCGCGAGCAGGCTAAGGGCATCGCGGCCGGCGTCTTCGCGGAGACGGCCAACAACCACACCGCGTTCAACTCGGCCGGTGGCGGGCAGGGGGCCTATGGGCTCGGTCAATGGCGCGGGCCGCGCCTCAAGGCATTGCGGGCGCGGTACGGAGAGCAGCCGAGCAAGACCCAGCAGTTGGAGTTCTTGCATTCCGAGCTTCAGGGCGGCGATCCTGGCGGTGCGCTGGTCAAGGCGCAGAAGGACGCGCGCTCTACCTTCGAGGCCTACATCCACAAGTTCATGCGCCCGGGTGCGGGTGCTGCTGGCGACCTGAAGCGCGGTTATCGAGCGCTGGGTGTGAAAGGAGGTGATCGCGCATCTGCCGGTGGCGGGTCGTCCTTTGACCAAGTGCAGGCCCGCCGTCGCGCTCAACAGGGACCGTCCATGCAGGCGGTTTATGATGCCTACCGCAAGTCCGGCAAGCCTGGCGGCATGACCCCCCAAGAGGCGGCACAGTACGAACAGGCGGTGCTGGACGGTCACGTCATGCTGCCGCGCGGCGCCGCCATCAAGAGCAAGCCTCCCGTTGCGGCGCTGCCGAAGTCGGTGGTGCAGGCCTACAACTCACACCGCATGGATGATGACCCGGAGGCGCGGGCACAGATTGAGCAGGCCGTGCGCAACGGCGAGGTCGCCTTACCGCGTGGCATGCAATTGCAGGCTCCAGCACCGCGCACCGTGGGCGAGCGCCTAGGAATGGGCGCACGCAGCATCTTGGAAGGCGCAGGCGGCATCCTCGATATTGTCGGCGCGCCCGTCAACCAGACGATCAACGCGGTGGCGGGCACCAACCTTTCCGCAACGCCCGGCAAGCAGCTGGGCACAATGGCCTCCGATGCGCTGGGCTTCGCGTCACCTGAAAGCGATGCAGAGAAGTTCGCCGACGCGGTTGTGGGTGGCGGGACGCAAGGGCTGGTGACGGCCGGCGCTGGCCTAGCCGCGTCCGGCGCGCGCGGCGCCACCGGCGCGATCGGCAAAGCGCTTTCATCCAGTCCGCTTCTAGACACAATATCAGGCGCCGCAGGTGGTGGTGCCCAAGAGACTGCTCGTCAGGCCGGTGCGGGACCTGCCGGGCAGATCGCGGCGGGGTTGCTTGGGGGTGCCACTCCCATCGGCCTCGCCGCGGCTACCGAACGTGTTGCAGCCCGGGTTGGTCGCACCTTGCCCGAAGTCGTCACCCAGACGCCGCGCGCGGCCCTGATCGACGAAGCTGGAGACCTCACCCCTGATGGCATCGAAGTGGCCGCTCGACACAACATCTCACCCGAAGAGTTGCAGCAAGCCTACGAAGCCCCTCCCGCGGTCCAAGGTCGCACTGCGAACGATGATGCCATGGCTCCGGTTGCACGTGAGGCGACCACAGGGGAGCCGGTAGCGCCCGCCGCTGTTGC